GTATTCCTGGATGCCCGCTTGACTTGTAAACGACTGCGTGGACTCGGGGAAGTTTAACTCAAGCGCAACAGCTCGCGTACCGGAGTTCACAAGCGTGGCGATATTTGCGTCCGACCAACGGCCCGTGCTATCGGGCTCGGCGCTAAGAACGCGAAAGAGGTTGTTGTACGTTCCGAGTGTGGACATCTAGCACGGCCCTACGGTGAAACCGAAGCGATAACCGTGATCGTTCCGGTCTGCGCGGTGCCCGTTACAACGGCGCGGACAGCGACAAGTTTGCCGCTGTGGTTGAGCGAGCCGCCCGCTACTACGAGTGGATTGGTTTCAGTACCAGCACTAGTGGCGGGAGCGTCCAGAACGAACCATGAGGTCGCGGGGATTGTTGCTCCGTGCATGACGAGCGTGGTGATTGGGCCATAGAAAGAGTTCTGCGTTTGGTACTTCGCGGCGGGGTCGTTGGTGCCGTAGATCGTTACCGAGTACCCCGTGAACGTGCCGAGCAGTTGAAAAGACCACTTCGAAAACCCGTCGAACTCGTTCAACTGCACGCCCGAATCGGCGGAAGCTCCCGAGGTCGAGACAAGGGTTACGCCGCCAGCACTACCACCAACGACTAGGCCGAGACCTGAGCCTGTCGCCATCTTTTAGGCGATGTCCACGCCGGGGTTTAACGTCGCGTTCACGGGCTTCGTCAAGTTCGTGTCGATGTATTTGCCTTTGAGAACGCACTTCAAATTCGTCACGGATCCAGCACCCGCAAGACGCAACGTGAACAGCGTACCCGTCGGGTACACAGCATCGAACGCAGGCCCGGGAATGTTGAAAATCTGCGGGGTGTCGGCGGTCGCCGCGATAACTTGGTCCGTCGCAAACAACTGCGTGCCCGCTCCGCCGGGGCTCGCGAACACGCCCGTCACGTCGAACTGACAAGCGACCGGGGTGACGCCCGTCTCCGCCGCGTTGTTGAGAACGATGTTGAACGCAACAGGAGCAGTAATCGCCGAAGCGTTCAAAACAACGCGGTACAACTGCACCGGGTAGCCGTTGAAAGCACGCGCTTGAACAGCCGTGTTTGTGGCAGCCGTGACAGGACCCGGCACGTTGTCGAACGGTATACCCGTCGCGCCGTCAAAATTGACCGTCGTCGGGTTGTGGGTCTTTGCTTTAACAAGTTGGGCCATGCCTGCTCCTTCTAATGAGAAGCCCCCGCCGTGTGGGCGGCGAGGGCCTCGCTGTTTCTATTCGGGTTAGCTAACCGACTTGGTTACGAGCCTTGCGACCCGACGAACCCACGCCAATTCTTCCATCCGTACGTCGAACGGAAGCTGGTGCGGTGGTTCATGTTGCCTGTCGATTCATCGACCCACGTACGCTGGCGGTTCTGCCACTTGTGGCCGACAACCAGCGAATGAGAATCGCCCTCGACATCGCCTTTGCCGGCGGTGACGAACCAATTCGTCGGGTTTAGGATGTAGCGCGAGACGAGCGGCGTCACCGATCGCTGCACGACGTTCGTGCGGTTCTCAGCCGAATACGGGTAGTATTGCGAGCCGAGAATTTCTTCCGCGACTTTCTGCATCTGGGGCGGGATGATAAGAGTTTTCGGCGTCTTATACATCGGCAGACCACGGTCCGAGAGCATCGTGTGGAACAGGATGTACGCGGCTTGCAGGGCCTCGGGGCTCAGAGCCGCCGTGCCGAGCGAGTTCGAGAACGTCTGCGACCCAGCCGCAACGAGCGGGTGAACCGTCGAGCAGAGCGGCACGCCGTCTGCGCCGTTGACGCCAGCGGTGAACGCGAGGTTCGCAACCTGCCAATACAGCAAGTCCTTCGTGACCTGCTCCGAGAACGCGAGCATCCCCGGAAGTCGTTTGAGCAACGACATCGCATCTTCAAGTTCGGCTTCCTCGGTGATCTTGTACGCAAGCGCGAACGTCTGGTACAGGAACGTAACGGGGATGCCTTCCGAGGCTTGGTCGAACGCGGGGTTTGCGCCCTCGGGTTTGACGGCCAGGGTGGACAGTTCGTTGATCGGCTGGAACGTCGCGAACGGACGCTTCATGTCGATCTCCAGGGCGTTGAAAACTTCCTGGTAGAGCGGCGGTGCCTTCTTGACGTTGTGAACGTAGACCGCTTTGAGGACCTTCGAATTGCTTTGGAAGAAGGTCGAGGTGTTAATAGCTGAGGCCATGTTACTTCAACCCTTTCCTAGACTGCCAGCGTGGTGGCGATGAACTGCACGAGGACGCGCTTGCCGGTATCGCCGATGGTGCCCTTACCAGGGCCATCGACTTCACCGATAATCGTCGCGACTTTGTTGGTCGCAGACGTATCGGCGATGTAGTAGCCCGAAGCGGCGTCGAGCGCGATGCCAACCTGCACCCCGAGGCTCGCCTGAGCGAACGCCTGAGCGAGTGAAACTTCGAACTGCTGGCCGTTATGCGCGAGCGTAATCGGCAGGCCGAGGAAGTCCAGACCCGGCTGGAGAGCCGTGGTCGCCGTGGTGTAGCCGAACAACTGCGTGTTGGCGGCGTACGGCGAGGCGACAGCGGTGGAACCGCCGATGCCCGAAAAGTAGAGAGCCGACCCATCGGCGTTGGCGAGTCCAACGATACCCGTGGTCGGGATGCCTGTGCCAACAGCACCAACCGGATGCAGTAACTGCCCCGAGGCGATGGTGGTGAACTCACCGCGTTTGATGGTGTTTGCGGCGGTAATCGGATACTTTGCAATATCGGGTTCTTTGAACCCACCCGGCATATAAACGGCGGGCTCCGCATACGGTAACGTAGCCAAACTTGCTCCTTCGCCGGGTGGTGTGGGCTCCCGGTCTGCGTGTTACAACTTTGTTCTAGCTCTGTGGGTAGCTAGTTAGTTGCTATTGAGTACCCTGGTCAACACCGATTTCGGCACTCGGCTTCGCAACTCCCTTCGAGATAGTTGTAACTTTATCTTTGAAGGCTTCGATCTCGTTACTTAACCGTGTCTGCGAGAACGCGGCCGGGGCTTCGTACTGATCATTCCACGCCTGTGGGCTGATTTTCACGAGGACGTGCTTGTACCAAAGGACCTTATCCCCGGTGGTTCCCTTTTGCGTGGTCACCTTTGCCATCGTGTGCTCGTCGCACTCTTTGACATCGACGTAATGGTACACGCCGCCGCGCAGGCGGGCTTGCGTCTGCGGGTCGTCCATGAGCGGCCATGCGTAGTGCCAGCCGGGCTCAGGGCTTTTGATCATCGTCACGGGGTCGTGGAGAAATGTGTCCGGGTTGCGGAACGAAAACGTCTGCGAGGCGAACTGCGAGTTCGGGATGAGGCGACCGAACGGGCCAACGGTGTAGCCCCCGGTGGCCGTGCTGACTTCTTTTGCGGCTTTGAGAGCGGCGAGACTAGATTCGGCGGCGTCCGCTTTGATGTCGGCGGGCTGGGTCGGGGTCGGGGCGGTCTTAGCCATGTGGGTGACTACTCCTTATTCCTGGATTGCATCGAAGTCGGCTTGACTTAAGCCGAGGTATTTCGCCATGCGGGTATCGGCGTCGTCTCCGGTCGCCGGGGCCGACGGCGCGGCACCAAACCCACCGCCACCGTACATCGGCGGGGTCGGCGGGGGAGTTTTCGCCCGCTGCTTCGCCGCCAAAGTGGCGTATACGTCACCCTGTGCCGCGCGGTACGCCCAAGAGAGGGCCTGACGAGCCTGCTCCGGTCCCATCTGCGCGAGCTGCTGGGGCTGGATCTCCGAGAGGGCTTGCTCGAAATGCTTCTCGACCGCCTTATACGTCGGGTCGTTCGTGCGTTTCTCGGTTTTGAAGTTGTGAATGACGTTCTCGGCCATGCCTAGACGCACGTCACCCGTCTGCTGCGACACCATCTGCTCCGCCATCGCACGCGCGGTTTGAATCGTAAAATTCACCGGGTCCTGGTAGAACTGATCGGTGAGCTGTTGCTTCACGTTCGGGTCGGGCGTGGTGTTAAACTGTTGCGGGGCCTGCTGCTGGTAGCGGTACGCCTGCTGCTGCTGTTGGGCAGCGGCCATCTGCGCCTGCATGAGCGCCTGCGTCTCACGCAGTTGACCCTGGAGCGTCTCGAACTGCTCTTGCGTCGGGCCGTTCCCGGCCGTCGCCGGTGGCGCTTTGTGTTCGGCTGAGGAGTCGTCACCCTGCGGGGTAGGCGTGTTGTAAAGGGTCTCGGGCTCGGGTGCGGGGGCGTTGGCGAGAACGACATCGGTAAGATCTTGCGACCCATCGAGGTCGAAGTCGTCCAGGAAACTTCCGTTCACTTATGGCTCCTTACGCTAGTGTGGGCTAGGTGGTACTACATCCCCAGCTTCGGACCGTCTGGTCCGTGCTGAGGCTGTTGCTGAGGCTGGTGCTGTTGGGCTTGCTGTTGGTTTTGCACGCCCATGTTTGCCGGGTGTTGGCCTTGCGGCTGGCCCTGCTGGCCGGGCGGCGGCTGACCCGTAGCGGCGGCTTGCGCGGCCTGAGCCTGCGCCTGCTGCTGTTGAGCCTGCATCTGGTCGACGATCTCTTTCTCGGTGCCGATGAGCGTGGGGATGTCGACGCGATCGTACTCTTCCAGAAGCATCCGCGTGACGCGGTAGCTCTTGAGCGGGTTCGTCGCTACCAACGGGTTCTTCATTAGAAGAGAGTATAGGAAAAGCATCGACTGCTGACGGCCTTGCTTATCGACAGGCCCACCCATCCCCGATACGGAGAGGTCGTAGTCCTGGGCCAGCTTCGCCTTCGGCAGTTGCAGACGCTCGGGCTTACCCGACGAGCCGACATCGGCTACCATGTTGTCGGGTCCGTACTGTAACTTGAGGTGGTGGATTTGCCAGAAGATGTCTTTGAGCCATTGGCGGATACGCGCGGCCATGAGGTCCTGGCGAACGCCTGAGGACTGCATCGACGCGGTGACTTCCTTCGCCGAACGACGGCCCGAGTTCATACCACCCGACGCCGCGCCCGACTGCCCGATGAGCTTGTCGGCCAGAGCGTTCAACGCCGCTTCCTCCTGATACGACTCGGAGGTAACAGGCGTATAGGGGATTGTGCCGATTTGGTCTTTCTGGGCGTAGAACGTCGTTTGCGGACCCCAGGCCAAGTTGGCATTGTCGTTCTTAATGTCGGGGTCCATGCGGATTGGCGGCGTAATCCCGAGGCTGAGGGCGTCGAGGCGCTGGTTGTGGACCGCGTTAATCTCTTCTTGGATGGGGCGCAGGCGCTCGCACACGGAGAACCCGTAAAAACGGTTCAAACGCGGGATTGGAGCCAACGCGCAGAACGGACGCTTCCCATGCCAATACTCGTAGACACCGTGGCCGAGTAGGAGCTGCGAGCGGTCGTGGACCCAGAACACGTTTTCTTCGGGGATGCCGTCCCCGTCGAGGTCGTACTGCCGCGAGTGGACGCGCCAAACGATGAGCGGACCCCGCATACGGTTATCTTCTGAGGTCGGCGCGCCTTCCTCAACCGCGACGTTAATGTTGCCGGCGAGTTCGTAGGTGGAGACGCCCTGGCGGTCCTCAGGCATCTCGCTCTGTCCGACCGTCGTCATCCCTAAGGCTTGGTCAACGGCGTCCTTGTAGAGTACGCCAGCTTTGACCATCGCCCGAAGCGTCGGCTCGTCCAAGTAGAGCTTGCGAGCCACCGCTGTCGCGTCCTCGATTGAAGTCTGCCACGCGGGCATGAGCAAGAAGTCGCGGAGTTCAACAGGCGAAAGTTCAACATCGTTAAACTCCTCGAAATCCACTTCGACGACTTTGGTCGTCATCATCGGCTCTTCTGGGTTCTCGGGGTCGGGGACGGGTGAGCCCGTCTCCTCGTCCATCATCGGGGTCGCTTGCACGACTTTGCGCTTGCGGTTGACTTTCTTCCACAGCACTTCCATGATTGAGGTGCCGTCGCGGAGCCCGAGGTGCATCCCCTGGTAGAACCGTTCGGTCCAGCCGTGACGCGCTAACTCTGCGTTGTAATACCGCTCGACTTCGTGCTGGAACTGCGCCGCCGCATCGGTGTTCCCGTTGACCAGGAACAGCCGCGGGGGGAACACGGTCGCCGTGAGACGAGCGGCCAGCGTATCGACCTGGGTCGGGATGAGCGGGACAAAAACATTGGCCGCTTTCGGCCACGGGAAGTTGCGCTCGCCGACTTCCATCTCGTACATCGAGTTGTAGTAATCGAGGTTGATGTCGAGCTGGCTACGATCGGCTAGGGCTCCGTCGATGGAATTGTAAAGAGACACGCCGAGTTCGGTGCGCTTGGACTTGGGAATCGAAATAGGCGCTGGGGCAACCGCAGACTCGGGAGTCTCGGTAATCTTCAGTTCCACGAACGGCTACTTGCCGCCGAACGGGTTGCCCTGTTTGGATTTCTTACGCGCCTTCTTGTTCTTGGTGGCGGGAACCATCGTTGGGTTCGAACCGTCGGCGATGACTTTGCCGGCCTTGTACGACGGACGAGCGTCCCCCGGTTGCAGCTTCGACATCTTCGCGTCAGCCTTTGAGGATGACATCCCATCCTTGAGCGGCTTCTTCGGGAGGAACTTGCCAGCTTTGCTGTGGTTCTTAACCCGACCGACCGGGCTCATCTTCTTGGAGGGATTCGCCATACTACTTGCCCTGCTTCATGCGGGCGCCGAGTTGCTGGTATCCGCTGTCCCCACCATTCTTGCTGGTCCCTTGTTTCATGGACGCGGCGAGGCCACCACTAGGGGGGCTGGAGAGTTTGGCGGAGCCTTGGCGCATCGCGTCCCCAAGCTGGGCCGGGTCCGAAATGGGCGTGTTCTTCCGAGCGTTCGACGGCATGGAGTTGCTCCTTACTAATCGTCGTGGTTACCTCGTGGGGGCACCGAGTCCGACGTAACTACCTGAGCGCGTGTGGGCCGCGCCTGAGGTATCTTCGTCAGCATCGAAGTTATCTTCCTCTTTTAACTCCCCATAAAGCAAGTGAAGTAACTCGTGGGCAGAGGGTAACTTGATGAGAGACTCGTGCTGAACCAGCGAATCTAGCAAATCGTCGTGCTCGTTTTGGGGGAATTGGTCTAACTGCATCATTAGCTCCCCCGTAGCCCCGCGAAGGAAATGCATCTTCCCCTGCTTGAACAGCGGTTGCAACCCCTCGGTCTTAGCTTTCTTCGAAATGGTGTTCGGCGGGCGGTACTCGGCGATAGGTGTCGAGATGCCAACCTCCGCCAGCCTCGGGCGAATCATGTTGATGTAGAGGATTTGAGCGGCCACCGACTCGATGCTCATAGCCGCCGGGCGGAACATCTTCGCGTAGTAGACGAACCGATCGGCTACGGCGTCCGGGAGCCCCTTGAACGGCTCGGCGACGTGAATGAACCGATTCCCCAGCGGGTCAGTTAACACTACTGTGAACCCCGAGAAGTCGCTCTGCTTCTTGTCCGTCATCGCGGGGTCGAGGGCCAGCGTAGCCCGCACGTTGATCTGGCGCCCGTCGTCTAGGCGAATCATCCCGACCCCTCGGTCGTAGAAGTACGTGCCGCTATACCACTTGATGAGGTTCGACTGAAAGAACTTCGACCCGTCCTCGATGGTCTTGTTGAGGTAAAACTTCGCGAACTTCTTGTCGTCGAGTTCGAGCCGCTTCTGAGCGAGCACTTCGTCGGTGAGGATCGTCGGTGCGTACAGCGTCATGTCGGGCTGGAACGCCGAACGAATCAGCGTGTGATACGGCTGGTGCGTCGGCGGCTTGTGGCTATCTTGCAGAGCTATCCGTGCGTTCTCTTTGCGGACCTTCTCGTTCAGTTCGAGGATCTTAGAGTACGCGTCTCGTTCGTCCCAGCGCGTACCCGTAACCAAGAGCGTGCCGCCCGGCTCCAGAATCGGGCCGATGTTCTGAATGAGATTCCAAATCTTCGCGCGCTGCGTTGCGTTCGCGGAGTTCCGTTCTTCGTGCAAATCGTCGCAGATGATGAGGTCGTAGTGACCGCCGTTCTTCGACTTGTCCGCGCCCGCCGTGTCGATGCTTGGCTCTTTCTTCGCCTCGGTACGCAAACCAATCTTAATCGCCTGGCGGTCCCAGAGCTGGCTTCCCTCTTTCCAATCGCCGAACAGTTCGATGAACGTCTCGTTGAACTCCAGATGGTATTTGATCTCCTGGAGAATCTGCATCGAGTAGTCCCAGGTGTGGGAGTAGATGAGGATGCGCGCGTTCGGGTTCCGCTCCAACACATGGATAGCGAGAGACACCGTGCCGATGGTCGTCTTGAAGCAACCACGCGGCACCAGCATTAAGCCCTTCGTCTGCTGGCCCTCGTCGGTGGTTCCGGCCAAGACGTTGGGGATAAGAGACTCGATGAAGTCGCACATCTCGACGTGAGGCTGTGCGTTCATCTTGTCGTACTTGAGCACCTGATTGGCAAGCGGGTACAGACGACTCCATGCGTGGTCGCCCTTGTTTTCTTGCTGCTTGCCGAACGAGCGCGTTTGCCCCTTACTTAGTTTTGGCATCGACTCGTAAATTAAGACGGCGAATAAATTTAGGCGCAATAAGGTCGGCGAAAAATTCAATCGTGTAACGCCCGCCCCAACAAACAAGACATTTAGACGCGCTAATTTTACTCACTATATATCCAACAAAGTCTCCTTCGGAGCACTTCCCAGGCCAGCCAAGAAAAACTACGAGGTTCATTTTTTGGCATTTTCTTTCGGTATAAGCAGTCGCGGCTTCCCGACGATGACCGCTTTCATAATCGCCAGCGCATCGCACAGAGTCGTCGTCGTGTGATTGGCGCGGTCGTCCGTACCGCAAAGCACCAGCATCGTCTCGGTGTCCTTGACGACGTAGCCGATGCTCCGACGATAGACGTGCTTCACGAAGTCGAAGTCGGCGAGTTGCTGGTCGCCGTACTCCGAGTAATGATCCTCCCACACCACCTCGACTGCGGTCCACTGCGGGAGCGGTTTGAACGCTTTTGTTTTGGCGGTTGTCTTCATGCTTTCTCGCGGCTCCATTTTCCACAACCCATACATTGAAGTCGTTGGTGTTTCTTACCGTTGCCGAACTCGAACCCGCGCCGTTGCAAACGGCCCGAGCCGCACGCGTAGCACGCGCCGAAATGCGTGTCGGGATGCGTCGTGTGCCACGGGCGCAGTTGCTCGTAGACTTGCTGTAAGAGCACGACGTCATGTGCGTTGTAGCGCAGCATCTTGCGCCACGCTTTCTTATCGCCCGCCATGCAGTCGAGCCATAGCTGGAAGCCGCCCGTCTCAGCCTTCTTGCCGAGCCCGAGAGCCTTCGCGATGTCGTCGAGTTTGTTTGAGGTCAGCGCGAAGTATTTGCGCGCGAGCTTCAACGTATCGACCGTTTTGTACGGGCTAGGCGGCGTCAGTCCGTGTTGTAAGAAACGCGCGTTGGCTTTGCGTAAATCGAACCGATCGCCGTTATGAGCGACCACTAAATCCGCCTCGTCGAGAACGGACCAGAGTTTCGCGACAAGCTTACTGTCGTCCGTGCGGTCGTTCTCGTATCCATCGAACTGCGGTAGGCCGTAGGTGTGGACGCGATCCGTCTCCGACCACTTCACCGCGAACGAAAGCATGAACCATTCTTTTTTGAACGCGATGACGTTTTGTTCGTACTTCGCCCAGGTGTACCCGAGATTCGGCGCCGTCTCAATGTCTATGAACGCGATGAGATACGGGCGCGTTGCTGGTTCCAAGGAGTGCTCCTTCAAAAGAGAACGACCGCAGAGACGTGTGGGCATCTCTGCGGTCTGGTACTCGCTAGGCCCAACGGCTCCCAGCCAGCGAGTAAATCGTAGACGCTGGGCAACCGCACAGTCGCCGACGATGAACGCCGAGCCCGTCCGCTTGCTTCACGACTTTGGAAAGGCACGCGCCCGCGCCGGCGTGGTGTAAGAACGCCATGTGACCGCACGAGCAACGCGGCTCCGTGAGTAAGGTGTTGTCACCAGCCTCGTTGCGGTTGTTCGAACGGTCGCTGTTGATTCCGACCGACCGATAGATTCCCACTACGCACCCGCCGTTTGGAAGTGAAGGTGGTCCGTCGAGTTGTCATCGAACACGAGCGTCCCGTTTATCTCACCGCGCTGGGTGAACTCACGTTGGAACACACCACCGAGTCCGATCTTCGTGACGTAGTGATTCGATTGAATCGCGTCATTGACCATACGCGAGGACTGAATCGGCGGCAACCACAGGTCAACCGCATAACCCGAACTGTGGCCGTGTGGCCCCAACTGTGAGTCGTCGTGATGATCGCTGCGTACTGACGTAATGAGGATGTCGTACCCGCGCCCTGCAAACACCGCAAGCATAGCGATGAGGTTGTCGTGTGTCTTGGTTGCATCGAGCAGGTCTGCTTTCTCGACGGCGTTTGCAAAGTGTAGCTTCGTGCAGAGCGACTCGCGTGGAGTCACCTACGAAAGACCCAGCGCGTTTGCGGCAGGTCCGCCGTGCGCGACTACGCCGATAATACCGTCGAGGCCAAAGATCTCGGCGTGACCGACGACGGCGAACTGACCCGTGAGGAAGTCCGACTTCGTTGCTTCGAACGTCGAGACAGCGGCCACGGCGTCGGAGATGAAGTGGTTGTCGGGAAGGATATGATCTGCTTCAAGCGTCGTGACGAGAGCGGCGGCATCGACCGCGACTTGCTCGGGCGACTTCCCGTGGATGTCCTGGATCAGAGAGAGAATGTTCGGGACGACGTTCGCGTACTGCGGCGGGACTAAGGTGACGATTCCGTCAGCGGTAGTCGCCTTGCCCGGCGTGGTGCCGCCATGAATGAGGTTGAGGATACCTTCAAGCGTCGAGAGGTAGAGGGCGACTTGGGATACGTCAATAGCCATTGTGTGTGTTGCTCCTTCATGCTCCGTGTGGGCGGAGCGTTACGTTGTTAGACGAGGGGGGTATTCGGCGGGACGCTGGACGGCGGCTCTTGAGCGGCCAAGTAATTCGCCACCGCTGAGACGGGAACCATGTGCGGGTGGTTGATGGGGACGCCGAACGCGGTCAGCAAACCACCCAGAGCCGTGACGATCGCAACGATGCGAACGCCATCGGGCAGGCCCGTGATGACATCCTGATACTGAACGAGCAGAGCGATGATGCTGCCGAAGATGGCGAGCAAACCCGCCCAGGTGAAATGAACCGAAAGTGCTTTCATATTTGGGATACTCCTTGCTTTGGTCGAGTGCTCTCGTGTGGGACGAAAGCGGGGGTTCTTAGGATAAAGTGTATACGCCGAAAGGGGGCGGTGGGAGCTTCCTTAGTAGGCGTCTGGAGAGTTCCACCTCGACGGCGAGACGGATGCTCCAATCTAAATCTTCGATTTTCAACCGAACTAGCCTGTCATCATGGTGGTGGCAGGGACAGACTGCATCGCACCACCGCTGAATTTCGTACCGAAGATACGCCGCGTGTCGCCCACCTGGGGAGCGAAGCGGGTTGCAAGCGAAGAGCAAATCCTCTTCGGCTGAGTCCACGCTAGGCCGCGACCGTTTTCACAGTTCCAGCTCCCCGCGCCACGTGGCCTCGATGTCGGCGATGTGGAAGATGTGATACGTTTCTTCGCCGTGCGTATACGGCTCGCCGGCGTAACGCGGGAACACCACACTGTCGCCGACATCGAGCCCCTCGGCGATCGCATCGGCCCCGAGGATGA